AATCAGCCACATCCTTTGAATTTTGATCTTTAAGCATAAGAATAGCTTCTTTAATCTCACTTATTTCATCTTGATCCGATAATGAGGAAATTTCTCTATTTATACTCTCCTCATTATCCTCTACCATCTTACTCAACATATTGAAATTCAAAGCTAACTTATCTACTGTCTTTTTTTGATCTTTATCCAATTCCACTATAGGATCAAATACGGAGGAGACCTTTTGAAACATACTTGTGACCTTATCAAACATCTTCCCCGTCATATTCGCATTTATATCCATACTCTAACCTTATTTCTTTAAAAGCTTTCTTAATAATTTATGCTTTGTGATAACATCACTGAAATACATACGCCCTAATTCCTCAGGCCCTATATGCAAATTATAAGCCATAGCAAACTCTAGTCTTGATAAGCTCTCCGGTATTGCAAAACGGCCCAAGGAAGACATCACCGCCTTCCAGCTCCAAATAATTCGTAAACCCACAGGGTTCTTCTTTGACGAGAGCCATTTTTTTTATCAAGTCTTCACAAGCGTATTTCACCATACTTGTACCTTCGGTAAAATTTATATCATACTGCTTAAATAATTCTAAAATTTGTTTATCAATTACCGAAGAAGAGGTCATACTTCGTAGTTTATCAGCGGACCATCCATCTTTAGCAAAATACTCTTTATTTACATAGGAGCATTTTACAGGCATAGGTTTTACACTGTGATAAAGTAAGTTATCCAAATGCTCAACCAGCATGGCATCAGAAGCATCCGTGATATGATCTAAAAACTCATATACTTCACCATACTCCGCATTAACACAGCATTTAGACACCATAGCAATAGCCTTATTTTTAAAACCTTCTTCTTTTAATTCAATGTAAGAACCAATAGTCAAAGGGTTGAATGCATATTTTTTACCATTTGAGAATTCCACCATTACGGGTAACTTAGGAACACCTAAATAATCCACTAAGATATTCATAGCCTTGAATACACTGCTTACAATATTCCCACACTTTTTACACCGATATTTAGCTGAAATATCATAATTACCTATGTTAGATATTCTTCTCAATAAATTTATGAATGCAAAATCCGATACCGTGAGATCATACGCAGGAAAACTCGTATATATTCCCGCCAATACAAAATCAACTTCTTCTCTATATGTCAAATTCTTAGAAGAATCATGATTCCTAATCTCACTATAATAATAAGGCCTGTATTTGATTACTGCCCCCTCAGGATATGGCATGAACTTTGAGGGGAGATCAATAATATTGATCTGCGTAACATCCATACCCGATTTTTTGAAATCCGTGATAGGAGGAGTTATATTGACTTTCTCCTCCTCTACTTTATTCCTAGACATAACCTGATTATGAGGAATAAATTTACCTTTCTTCTTACCACTCATTATAACTCCTTATTCACTTTATTATTTATCTATTCTATTACTTAATTATCTAAAGTATGTTAAACTTTACCCATTCCAGCCACTATAAAGGGAACAGAATACATAGATAACTCATTTCCGGAAGTGTTCCTATCAGCTATAGCCTCCGGATAAACCCAATAAGATACTATATCAATGATCTTCTTATCATGGGTTAGCTTAACTACTATCATTTCTTTTACTACTTCCTCTAAGACCTCAACACATGGAAAAGATCCCGCAACATTCATATGAAACATAGTATTCGCTATCCAACCCCTAACCCATTTATAAATGACTCTATCCTCTCGATCATACATCGTTAAAGTAATTTTTGGTAAATTTATTTTTTTTGGATATTGAATTGAAAAATTAAAAAATTCTACTAATCCGCTATCAACCCCGAATAAGTTCTCATCCAAATCACTAGCGGGAAACCATTCTTGAAAGGGGTCTGGAGCTTCAGGAATCCTTATATCCCATAAATACGATCTTGCAAAATCCCTCGCACCACTCAATTGTTGAATGCTGAATGGGATATAAGTGTTTCCATTAGCCATATTATACCTATAATCCTACCATACAATTAATTATAATTAAGATCCTTTTTAGCTCTTCGTTCTACCTCTTGAATACTCTTAGCGATACCTTGAAGACTTCCTAAGAAATCGGAAAGATATCACTTAACCCCCGGCTTTTTCAGAGCTGCTATAGCTTCGGTAATTAGCTCAACATCCTCTTTTAAACTTTTAATCATAGACTCTTTTAGAGGTTTAGCTAATTTATCGGCTAAATCCCATTCCTGCTCTTCAGTTAATTTCATAGTCTCCGCACAAACACTTGCTAAAAATTCTCTTTCTTTTTGTAAATTAAGTTTTGCATTAAGTAATCTCCTTTTTTATTACAATGCTTGTTGATCGAACCAATCCCATTTGATTGATAGTGTGGGTTGAGCTGTACCATCCTCCCCAGACAAATCGGACTTAGTATAAGATAATAGTCTACAACCATGCAGTGAATAAAGCCAGACAGGATTATCTTGTCTATTCAATTGCTGTAATTGCATATTGCATTTAGCTTTATCATTGGAACCATGGATTCCTGTACCAGTCTGAACACAAGTCTCGGACCATGCAAGAAAAAAATTGGATATGATCATATCCGCTGTTTCATAAAATCCCAAAGTTATGGTGCGATCCCCATAATCCGCTGGTCCCGCCTGTGAGATTTTATGTCCTCTAACATTAATTTCTTGATCTGTGTTACCTTTGGTGGGAACAGTTGTTGAGGTCATCCTTAAGTTCAAGTCTTCGGAAGCTGGGATAATCCCCCCGTATAGAGCGGCGGGAAAAGAGGTAAAAAACATATTCCATTGATATGTGGTGACAACATCGCCCATCCCGCTTACTTGTTGAATAGTAGGTCTCGGCATAATATATTCTCCTTATTAAAAATTTAATCTTTAACGTTAAGAATATATTATGTAAATATCATTTATATGTAAATATAGCGTTACCACAATCATATAGAATTTTATAGTTATTTAGTGCCATATTCTCCTTCTCGGATAATTCAGGATTATATACCTCCTTTCTAACTTATAGTTTTACAATATATAATGCAAATGTAATGCCATAATAATGAAAAGAGGGAATACTACCTAAATAGTAGTATTCCCTCTTTTCTAGCTTAGAAGAATTATACCGCTGTTTGTGCTAAGGTAAAACTCATTGATAATGGGGTAATAATTGTGGTATAATTTATGAATTCGAGAGAAGGTGTCGGTTTTACAAAAAGATGCAGATTCATGATGTGGTTCTCAATATCCGTCTCAAAGTTATTAGTGTCATCGCATACAGTATAGAAGTCGTAAACTCCTCGTCTTGCCTTGATCCCCTCCATATAATTATCAACCATGTTTTTAGCAATAGCTCTTGTGGGTTCGTCATTGAGCTCCCAAACAAAGCTTTCCAGAGCTTCCGCAATAGCAGGCTCTAAAACAATCAAGAGCAATCGGGTATTCAATCGATCTAAAGCTGAAGGAATACCATACATGGTTTTTTGACCCCAAATCATTATCCCCTTCCCAGGATAAAATCGGTTTGGGTTGACTTCATTATCATATAGATAGTCCATCTCGCCTTTGCTGAATCTTCTTCTAAGATCAAGAACATTTAGCATCATACCGCGTTTGAAGCCTGCTACAGGATACCACATTTCATAATTATACGCCGTATAGGAAATTGCAGCCGCAGCGTACCCATCAGGAGCCACATAGAGATTCCTGTCATTATATTTATCGTAAATTTTCACATGGGGAGAATATAATGCAGCATAAGAGCCCGTATTTCCACCGAGATTAAGGATATTCTTACGATAATCAACAATGTCATTAAGATAATTGCTGGAAGCTTCTGTAGAATATGGAGTTGATAATATGGCAACCGAATCCTGTCTAGCCGCACATATTCCAGCTATATAGGTTTGATATGCCGGGGTAGCCCATCCAGTATCAAGGAACACGGTCATTGGCTTATCTTGCTTATTTGCAAAAGCATCCGCAGCCGTCATCATTGTCGAATCCGTTACCGCTGCCCCATCGGCCCCACCATATAGATATAATACTGTGGCTTGAGCTTGAGGCATTGTAGTATCAGTCACAAGGACGTTATCTAAAGCCCTGATATAGCTAGAAGCCTCTAACTTAGTTTCAACATACATATTTTGATTATAGCCGTCTTTTGTACCTTCAACCCTGGAACAAGTAAAAGTTTCCACAGGATTAACCTCATCACTACTCTTATATACTTCAATAGTGAAGGCCGCCGTCTCTTTAACCTGTTTTAAAGGAGTCAAAGTAATAGTACCTTGTTTTTTAATTCTATAAACCTCACCTGAGGCCATAATATCCGTATCTAAGGATAATGTAGTTAAACTATCAACCGCTGTGATTGTAGCTGTAGTCGAATCCGTGATATTCTCCACAACATCCCCCGCAGCAACCTCATCCGTCACAAAATCAGCAGCGGTATCCACTAGTTTATCCGATGATGTACTTGTAGCAGAACCTCCCACATTATAAATGATATACTCATCCGTGGCAACCATAATATCGGTATCCAAAGACAAAGTATTTAGATCAACCACCGCAGTTACTAAAGCCATCGTTGAATCCGTAGTATTGTAAACCACATCCCCCGCAACTATACCATCCGTCACAAAATCAGCAGCGGTATCCACTA